TGTTTGCCCCACCCAACACAACCCCGGCCCCGCCGCCTCCACCGCCGTCATCGTCTCCGCTGGAATCCGGCACCCGGCCCGTTCCACCATACCAGCCGCCGCCGCCCGCACCGCCAAAGCCGCTACTTTTATTGATCCCGTTCCCGCCAAATCCAAAGCCGGATTTTGCGTCAGAATCCGCGGTGGTCGATGTGGCCGGCTCTTGTGCAATCCAACTGGCTCCGCCTGAGTTTCCGGTCTGTGTTCCACCATAACCGGCGGTTCCATATCCGTTTGCACTTCCAGAAGACCCAACATCTCCGCCAGACAGGCCGCCGCCATATCTTCCTGGCTTGGCTGCTCCGCCATCGGACCCGCCACCACCAGCCACAATTACGCGGTGGTTGACATCATCAGTTCCAATTCGAATATCGGAACCGCCGCCGCCGCCGGGATAGCTGCTCCGCTTTCCACCGCCGTTAAATCCTCCATCTTTGCCGCCGGTATTCCCGGAGCCTCCAACCCGGACAAACAAGTTGGTCCGCTCGGTCAAAGTAAGGATACCTGTAGAATAGCCGCCCTTGCCAGCATAAGCCTCATTGGAACGGTATCCGCCCTGCGCCCCCCATACCTCCAGTTTATAACGCCCTGGATTCAGCGTAACCGCAACGGGCTGTCCGGAGTAGTGATATTCCATTGGCGTCATTACCGCAAACACCGCCACCAGCTCTCGGTTTTCAGAGACGGTAAAGGTATAGACTGCTTCTGTGCTAATGGTATGACCGTTTTCCTGCCACTCGACAAACACATACCCGCTGGAGGGTGCAGCGGTCACAGTCACGCGCTGCCCGTCGGAAAATGCTCCACCGCCAGTTGCCACACCACCGCCCTCCGGCTCTACAGATAAAGTAATAGTGTACTTGGCAGGCGTGGGTGGTGTAGGAGGCGTTGGGGAGGGCTCTGTGCCGCCGTTGACCGTGACCATAACCCGGTCCTTCCCTTCTCCCTCCCCGGCCACCAGGGCCACGTTGCGCCAGTTCTGAGCGTTGTAGGAGTATTCGGAGGAAAGCACGTCGTCAAGCTCTGTGGAGTAAAAAACGGGATCCACGCTGTCCTGACGGATAGAGCGGTTTACCCCGTACCGGGCCCAGAACTCCATCTGAGGAACAGCCGGGTTGAAGCGCACGCCGAAGGGAACGCCGTAGGCGGTGCCAAGCTCCTCCAGAGCGTCAAGAAGATAACCGCCGGTTTTCTGCACCCGGATAGACGGCCCGCCGGTAGGAGCCGCACCCGCCAGAACAAGCCCCGGTATCTTCCGGGATTCTGCGTCGCCCAAGGTCGGGTTAATACAGCAATCATCCACAAGCCGGTACATAATCTCCGGAACCGGGCCGCCCAGGTTATAACGGCCCCACAGGATACGTCGGGCCAGCAATCCAGTCAGATCGCACCCCTTCACGGTGATGTATGGTCCGTTTTCTCCCGTCTCCTGCTGGACATATTCGATGATTCCAGCATCGTCCCCGGCAATCCAAATGATGTTTTCCGGGACAAGCAGTGTCTTGGATTCCTCCGTAATAAGGGAATTGAGGGTAAAGGACCCGGAGGAAAAGGCTTTGTTTTCCCACATAACAGAGTTTTGAATCTCCAACAAGCCCAACAGCTCCAAAAAAGGGCTGTAGACCTCCATTTTCAGGTCCATCATTCTACCTCCAGATACAATGGGGTGTAGTAAAGGGTAACGTCCATGCTGGCCCGTTGGTCAAGATCGGCGCATTCAAGGGCAATGTGGTTATCTCCGGGCTGAAGCTGTGTGTCAAAGGATGTCCGCACATCCCGATACTTTATAAGGTTGACTTTCTGGCCGTCCTCCGACCAGAGCGTCATATGTTTGTTGCCGGGTATTGTGGAGACTTCCAGCTGTTCGCCCCGAGTAAATATCCGGTTGACACCTACCATCTTTCCAGTGGTTAAATTTTTGATCTGTGGGTTCTGGACCTCTCCCGAAAAACGGATGCGGACAACAAATCCAGTCGAAAAGCCACCACGGTTGTTGATGTGGATGCTGTAGGCCTGCCCAGTCACGGCAAACACAAGCGGCTCCAGCTGTCCGAAGTTGGTGGGAAACACAAAGCGGTTCCCAGTCTGCTGGAAGGGTACGGCTGTGTCGTTTTGGTCGGTAAAAAGCGGGAAAGGACACGTCCCTTGAATAAGAAACCGGCGGACCTTTTCGTTGTTTTTGATGTACTCCCGGCTGTAGGCTACGGAAATATCCGGGCGGAACCCAATCTTTTTCCCGTTGTACTCCAGCTCGTAGTCCTCCATGGGGGAGATAAAGGAGTTGAGGAAGTCGCATCGGTCCTGTATTTTCCCCTCTCCGTCAACTACCCAGCCGGTGATGGACAGGAGCCGGGTGCCCACTGTGGTGTCGACAATGCTCTTGCCAACTTGGTTGTAATAGTTGTAGGTCTGGTGCTGACCCTGTACCTGTCCCCAGTCTACAGGGCCCAGCCAGTAGCCCCAATACTCCCCGTTGCGCAGGAACAGTGTCCCGCGCCCGGACCGAGAGGTAATCTTGATTTCGGTAATCATGGGGCCTCCTTACACATATACTAGGGCCATCAGCCGTTTTGCCTTCTGTATTTCCCGGGCGGCAGACACAGGGTCTAGGGCTTTGGGAGAGTAGAAATTAAACGTGTCACCGCCCCGTCTGAGGGGGGGTTGCTGGGCCTGTCCGCCGTATGCTCCGGTGTAGCTGCCGGTCACGCCCATGGACACAGGGGCGAAGTTCATGCCGCCCTCGATCTTCCGTTTGATAGAGCTGTACTGGTCTTCCCAGCCAGCCGCTAGGCCAAGCGCCATGTTCTCACCAATACCGGCGAAAACTGTAGAAGGGGAATGGATGCCCAGCATAGCCTTGACACCGTCGACGATTCCGCCAACCTTCCCAGATAGCCAACTCCAAAACGATCCCCAGGCACCTGCAATACCATCTTTGATTCCGTTCACAATGTCACTTCCAATTGACAGGAAATGATCCCAAACATTGCTAAAGACGCCTGTAATGCTTTCCCATACTCCTCCAAAAAACTCGGTCACGCCATCCCACACAGATGTGATAGCGTTCCAGGCCTCGGAGAAAATACCATCGAAAAATTCTACTACAGAGCCAAATACTCCGGATATCCCTTCCCACACTCCGCTGAAAAAGTCAACGGCAGCACTCCAGATACCGGATATCAGTTCCCAAGCGGCGGAGAACGCTTCCCCCAGAAAACTGGACACGGCCTCAAATACACTCTGGATACCGTTTCCAATTTCGGTGAAAAATCCGACGGCTACATCCCAGGCTCCGCGCACCATCTCCCATGCCGCTGTGAACAGCCCGCCCAGAAATTCGCCTATACCTTCAAAGACGCCCTTAATACCATCCACGATTCCGCCAAAGAAATCCCCGGCAGCATTCCATACGGACACAATCATGTCCCAGGCCCATTGAAAAAAACCAACCACAGCGTCAATGACCGCATGTACCGCGTCCCGGAACCACTCGCATTTTGTGTAAAGGAGAACTACAGTGGCGATAATGCCGGTGATGATGGCAACGACTGGGTTTGCCGCAATCAGGCCAAACAGCATTTTAATTCCGGCCATCAATTTACTTCCGATTCCCATAATGGTGCTGATTGCGTCACCAACCAGACCAGCCACGCTGGACACAGCCCCACCGATATCGCCCACTACCTCAATGATCTTGAAGATGTGAGGCAGCACCGCCGTTGCAATAATAGCCTGCACGCCGGGAGAGGCGGTGGTGATTCCTTCGATCAGCTTACCGATGATGACAGCGCCGGTTTCCAGGATCAGCGGAAGGTTTTCTTCGATTGCCCCAACCAGGGCCTCCAGCAGGGCGATGCCGCCCTCGATGATGTCAGGGGCATTTTCTCGAAAAAAGAATACCATGTTTGAAATTGTCTCTGAGGCAATGCCCTGTATTGCTTCTTTATTTTCGACAATGCCACGTCCGATTGCGCCCAGTATTTCTATCCCAACGGTGAACAAGGCTTCGTGGTATGCTGCAAAAGCATCGACTATAAATGGAAGAAAATCGCCAATATATGTAGCTATTAAGTCCCCACCGTTTGTAAACGCAACGAAAATATTCCCTAAGATGTCATACCCAAAATCAACTAAATCACTCGAATTTACAGCAAGCCACTCGTACAGCCCATCGTACAGCATGGAAATAGTTGATCTTGCGGACTGGTAAATCACATCTTTACTATCTAAAATTCCATCTGCCAGCGCCCCAACAAACTGCAAGCTCACACTTGCAAACTCCGGCGCTTTCTCTGCCAGCATGGTCACACCATCGGTGACGATACCAGACAGGGCAGACATGAAGCCGGACACACCGCCGCCTTGGAAGCCCTCCAACAACCCAGCCATTGCCTTTTGTCCGAACTGCGCAAATTCCCGCAGGGTGGGGGTCAGGCTGTCGGAGATGGCGATTTGGAGGGATTCAAAGGCGCTCCCAAGCAAGGTCAAGTCTCCTTGAAGGTTATCAATCATGGTCGCGGCCATTTTTTCCGCCGCGCCATTACAGTTATAAATTGCGCCCGTCAGCTTTTCAAAGTCCTCTGGTGCGGCGTTAATGATAGCCAGCATACCCGACATTGCTTCCTTGCCGAAAAGGGCTGCTGCCGCAGAGGATTGAGTTGCTTCATCCAGCCCGCCCATTTTCTCTCGGAGCTGTACCATCATTTCGCTAAGCGTGTACATTTTTCCGTTGGAATCCGTCATGGATATTCCATATCTGTCCATCACAGCGGCCATTTGGTCAGTTGGCTTCACCATGTTGGTCAGTGCACCTCGAAGTGCCGTACCAGATTGAGACGCTTTGATTCCAGCATTTGCCATAAGCCCCAAGGCAAGGGAAGTATCTTCCATGGAATAGCCTAGAGCGCCAGCCACGGGAGCAACATATTTAAAAGATTCGCCCAGCATGGCGACATTGGTATTGGCGTTGCTGGATGCCGCCGCCATAATATCCGCAAGGTGGCCGCTGTCACCGGCACTTTTGCCAAATGCGGTTAAGGCATCGGTGACAATGTCGGAGGTAAGCGCCAAATCTTCCCCGGAAGCGGCAGCGAGGTTCATAATGCCTTCAATGCCGCTAATCATATCCCCAGCTTTCCAGCCTGCCATACCCATATAGGTCATGGCTTCAGCGGCCTCAGAGGCGGAGAACTTCGTCTTTGCACCCATTTCAAGGGCCTTGTCCCGCAAATCTTGGAAATCCTGCCCGGTAGCCCCGGAAATGGCAGACACCTTTGACATGGTCGCGTCAAACTCAGCTCCGGACTTTACCGCCGCCGCGCCAAACCCCGCCACTGCGGTGGAGGCAGCAGCAAAGCCTTTCAGGCCGGTGGTAATGGCGTTTCCGGCTTTTTTCCCAACATCCTCCACAGCCTGAAACCCCTTAACCGCAGGGGACAGCACATCCTTCATTCCGTTGCCAATACTGTTGAGGCTATTTGAAAAGCTCTTGAATTTGGAACTGGCCTCATTGAGACCTCTGTCAAAATCATCAAGATTTATCCGGATTGTTACAAACAGATCAAACAGGTCCAAACTCGGCCACCTCCACTTAAAGATGACCACGCTCGGCCCTTCCCGCTGAACGCTTACAGCGAGGCTAGCTTTTCCTTCATGTACGCAATAACTTCTTCCGGTGTACGGGTCTCTGCGGGAGGATCAGGCTTATTTCTGTCTGCCCAGCGGCTTGGAATAGCCTTACCATGTTCTCCGCCTGTAAATACAGAAGCCGGTATAGCTGTATTCTCCGATATGGTTTGAAGGGTATCAGTCACATAGACCCGGAATGTCCAATTCTCTGTGTCTCTGTTGATCACAGCGGGCAGTGCCGCTAAAATCGCTTTTATTCTGAGACGGGGGAGGCCGCAGAGGGCACAGAGGGTGCGGTCTTTTCCCGCCGCACGGACGATTTGAAAAAAGACAGCAGCTCATCGTCCTGGAATACTTCCCGCACTTGCTTGATCGTATCTGTCAGCTTTTGAGTTGCAATTTTGTTCGCAGAAGTCTCATTCATTGCGGACAAAATGCCGTATACATCAGGGCGGTGCTCCCGAAGCAGAATTGGAGCCATATTCGCAAGACCGCTCATCATTTGAACGCCAACGGAAAACGAGCTTTTCTCATCGTCCTTTTTTTCGGTCTGGTCTGCACCGTCAGGATTTTGGGGCATGGCCGAACTCAACGCAGAAACGATTTTTTCGTCCCCCATGATGTTGGCAATGTAGGGTGTCATCTCACACAGCGTATCCAGTGCCCGGTCAGTGCTCAGTTCAGAAAGTTTCATCGGACTTCCTCCGTTCCGCCGCCGCTCTTAACGGGGCCTGTGCTCCAAAATTCCATGGGGACCTGGTCCTGAGTGTCCACGGTGACGTGGCCGGTCAGGTTAACAGATGTGTTTCCCTTGCCTGCCTTAGAGGTTTTTAAGGATAACCCGCGGGTTGACAGTGCCTTGCGTACCACCGCAGCTACCATGCCGCCGTCGGCCCGGTCACCGACCCACCAAACATCCTGCGCATCGTCAACCTTCAAATCCCGCCGGGGGACAATGTGGGTGGTGTCGTTGTTGTCAACATCCGCCGCCCCCAGGGCCAGTCGGATAGACTTGGGGGACGTGCCCAGGCTGGTAAACTCCAGGCCACAGTCCCAACTGTCAATTTTTTTAAGTTCAAGAAGGTTGGCCGGGCAGTTGTCCACATCTTCGCCCATGTCGGAGGTAGTGGGGACACAGCGGATGGTCACGCCGCCGGTGGTAGGACAAATAATATCTTCCTCCTTAAAGGAGGTCGGATTTTCAGGGTCAAAATTGTATAGAAGCATTCCGGCTTCAGTTTGAATCTGCTCAAACGTATCCGCCGGGATTCGCGTAAAAGCGCCCATGTTACATTTCCTTTCTTAGATTTTAAGTATTCGATACCCATTGAATGGTAAAATTACTGCGGCGACGTTTGATATTGTCGCTTACTTCGTCCCGCAGCCCCTGCCACGGGCCACAGTAGATCATTGCGCCACCGCCATCAAAGCGGATAGCTGCGCCGTTGTGGCAACGGTCGGATATTTCTTGCGCCTTATTGTTGATGGGAACATTGCTCTCACTGTAGTAGTAAAGCTCCACGGTGGGATATGTAGTGTCCTCAAATGCGCCCACAGCGAACTCATAGACCAAGTAGGGCAAAACAGCGTCATCCGGCACATCTGTGGTAGCGTAGGCCGGGAGACTGA